ATTTGAGACGGAATTATTGGGTGTGCAATTGCTCAAGAAAGATGATTTGCACAATAAGAGTCCACTTAGGTATTTACCTAGTGACTCTCAGGTAGAGTACTTTGGGTCATGTCCAGGTCGTTCGGTGACTAAGACTGACGTTAAAGTAACACCAATCAGCGAAGCAATTGAGGACGTTTGTGGAATACGTAATGTGTACCACGGTCCTAAGTTACATCCCGATTGGTATGGTTGGCAGACGTGTCTTGCCAATATGGCTCTACCAGCACACCCATTTCCTCATGATCTATTGGAGAAAGCAATCATGGATTATAAGGAAGACCTTTTACCAGTATTCCAAAGTAAATTATGGAAAACTGCTAGACCACTCACTAACCAAGAGAATTTGTGTGGTGTAAAAGGAAAGAAGTTTCTTGACGCTATCAAACTAAATACCTCCATCGGCTTCCCGCTCTCAGGACCAAAGCGTGACTTTGTTGAAGAGTTGGAGCCCACCGAGGATTTTCCAAATAACAGAAAATTGGATGATGTGATAGTTGAAGAAATAGACAGGCTAGAAGCATGTTACAAGAAAGGCGAGAGGGGTTACCCAATTGCCAAGGCGTGCAAGAAAGATGAGATTCTAGCTAAAGATAAGTGCCGAATATTCTTTGGGAATTCTTTACCCTTAACATTCTTAATCAGGAAGTATTATTTGCCGATTCTTCGAGTCTTGCAAATGAACCCTCTTGTTTCTGAGTGCGCTGTTGGTATTAATTCTCACGGACCCGAATGGGACGAATTCCACAAACATGTTACCAAGCATGGAATGGATCGTCTATTCGGTGGAGACTATGCGAAATATGATCAGAAATTGCCTTCTCAGCTTATCTTTGCAGCACTTCGTGTGCTCATAGATTTTGCTAAAGAATGTGATTATTCTGAACAGGATTTGATAGTCATGGAAGCACTTACAGGTGACATTGTTTTCGCTTATATTGCTTTTAATGGAGATTTGATAGGCCTCACTGAAGGCTCCCACATCAG